CCGGTAAGATCCATAAAGGCACCGCTCTCAGTTCCTGAAGGAGAAGCATTAGCGTCTGGAATAGTACCGCCTTTTAACGTACCTGCTGTAATGTCACCCATATTTGCTGTAAGAGCAGATAGTGTGCTTGTAGTAATATCAGTCGCCCTAATAGTAGTTGCATCAATAATTGTTGATACAATTGAGTTTGACTTAATGTGAGAAGACTGAATAGTAGATGCCGTAAGTAGTGATGAAACTACAGAGTTGGCAGTAATCATATCTGAGTTAATACTATTTGCTGCGATAGTTTCTGTAGTAACAGAGTTTGCAAGAATAGTATTTGCGGTTACTGAGTTGGCCGCAAGTTCTTCTGTTGTAATGCTGTTTGCAGCTATATTATTTGCAGTAATGCTGTTTGCTGCAAGTGTTTCTGTTGTAATTGAGTTTGCGGCAATTTTGTCTGCATTAATTGAGTTTGCAGAAATTTTATCTGCTGTAATTGAGTTTGCCGCGAGCTTATCTACAGAAATTGCACCATCGGGTACTTCTGTAGTTCCGTCGTCTCCTGTATTTAATGTTATTCCATCTACTATAGTGCGAAGAGTTAAAAGACTGGTAAGTTTAATAGTACTACCCGTCTTTCGTAATTTTGCAATTATAGCATCATTTTCATAGTCTGGTCTAAAGCTTGCTCTATAACCAGTTAAAGAAGATTTTGCCGAATCAAACACTCTGTCTATTTTGAGCTCTGTGTTCGAAACTATATCTGTTACTACAGCACCGTCTGCTAGTCCTGTAGGAGAAGTAGTATTTGCTAAATTAAGAACGTCCCCTACTATTACACTGTTTAAAAAGCCAGAACCTGTTACCGTATTACTATTTGCAGGAATACTAACACTTCCGATTGAAGTCCAAGAGTTTGATAAACCGGTATTACCTGTGCCCACATCATAGTAAAAAGGAGCAGACAATGATTGATCATCATAGTATAAAATGTCTAAGCTAGTAGCACTAGTGTCTAAATAAACTAAATAATCTTTATCGGCTAAAATATCCGATACGTCTGTACTGCCTGATAGTACATGAATAACTTCAGGGAATGAAGCAGTTGATAATTGAGCATTAGTTGCTTGAAACTGAATAGTATTTAAAGCTGTAATAATAAGTTGAGCCGAAGAAAACGCTCCACGAGGGATACCTAAAGCTACTCTAGGAACTGCATCTTCATAAACATCTAAAAATGTGTATGACACTAAAGCATAAGGAGAAAAATTCCCTCCTGTAGATACCGCACGAATTTGAAAGTTAAGACGATCACTACTAATTCCTGTTAAGCGAATAAAAGTATTTGATGTTACTAAAGGATTCTCTAGCTCAGGAATATTATGTCGAACTTCGTACGACTCAACAAACTCAGAAGTACTAGGCTCCCACTCTACTCTTAGCTCTTCTCCAGGATTTTCAGGATTTGATTCTAATATTACACGAGGGCTAGAAGGAGGGCTCAGTTCTGACTCTCCATCTCTTGGCTCTGCTTCTACATATATTGTTGTAGGAATAACTCCAGTCTCGTAGCCGTTATCTACTGCTCCGTATTTTTCATTGTAGTGCTCTACTGCAGAAAATCCATACTCATTTGTTTTATCTTGATTTATTGATAGAACTTTATATTGCTTATAAGAGCCTACAACGTCTAAGCTATCTTTACTTTCTTTCAGTGCCCATATAGTATTTGCTACTGGAGTTGTTTCAAAAGAAGAAACATCAATAGTATTTGTAGTTCCTGCCGAAGTAGTTACTGCGTTTTCTTGTACATAAGAGTATTCTTTCCATACAATAGGCAACAAGCTTGTTCCCGAGGCATCAATAAATGCGTTTGAAGCTTTTTCTTCTGTATTTAACGCCCCTAAGTCATATGTACCATCATTATTTGCAGTATCATATAGATAAGCTTCGGGAAGCCTATCTCCTCTAGAGTAAGTGTTGCCATTAATAGTTACATCTGCAAATCCTACATAAAAAGCAGCCGCCTCTGTTACTAAAGTACTTATAGTATAAGTGGACCCAGCATTTAAAGTGATCGAGCGATCTAAAACAGCAGCAGTGCTAGTAGCAGAAGCCAGTCTACCACTATATTGAACGCCTTCTCTATCTGCGTCTTGTACATTAATAACATCTCCCGGCTTTATGTAAAGGGAGTTTAAAGCTGATTTAAAACTAACTACTTCTGTTTGCTTTTGAGCAGTCCATAATTTCCAGCGCCCATAACGAATTGCTTGTGCTTCAGAAGTACAGCCGAACGCAACTACTTCCTCAGTTATTATTCTTTTGTCACGAACAATGGCTTCTCTATCTTCTACAATAAGAGGTACGGGCTCGTAATTTGATTTTGGGTCATTCCATGTAACAATTACTTGATTAGACCTAGTTTTTAACCCTGAAGACTCGTATCCAAATTTTCCGTCTATTACATTACCTTTTGTAAAATTATAAACAGGATCTGAAGGAGAGTCTTGAACAGGAGTAAGATGTCCGTCCATCCAATAAAGCATACCTGTGAAGGTACTTGCAAAGTCTTTTAATACTTTGTATACGTCCGTAGCTTTTGTGAGAAGTATGTTTGAGCGAAATCTAGGCTCTGTTCCACCTTCTCCATTATCAACTAATTCATCACAGTATCGTGCAATTCTGTATAAAGAGTACTTATCAATATCAGATTCTTGTATCCATTTTCCTGCCCCGTAGCGATTATTGGTTACAATATCATAAAAAACCCAGGCAGGATTGTCCGTATACTGTAGTTCATTCTTAAAGGTTCCGTCCCAAAATTCTTGATACTTTGCAACATTATCCGAAGTATACTCTCTAGGCGTATAAGTAGAAGGAACTTTTACTTTTAATCCTTGCATAAGATAAGACATCTTAGGCGGCTCTTGATATTGCTTAGAAGAAAAAGTAGTAGAAATTAAAGAAGTATAGGGATACGATAGCCTATCTTTAATTACATAACCAAGATTATCTATCTTAGATTTTGCAATAAGAGTCCACTTTTCTTTATTTGTTACTCCATCTCCGTGTCCTGTAGAGTTAATTCGTAGTCCAATATGACGAGTAAGCCTTACTACTCGTATCTTAAAACTATCAAACGGTCTGTACTGATTGACTCCAAGTATATGATTAAATGAGTAAGCTGCATTAGTACGACCTGTATGGCCTATGTAACTACCCTCCATAGGAAATGCATTTTCCCACTCGGAGTCTTCTCCGTCAAGAGTAGTTTGTATTTGAATTAAGTATCGAGCATAAGAAGCGTATCTTTTTCCATTATCCCCATTTATGTATTGTAGGCCTCCAGGATAAGTAATTCGAAGGCTAATTTCATCTACTTCAGGGCGTTGTGCTGCACTAATTCCAAAAGCAGTATCGTTCAATACTACGGCATCTGTAGCAACATCGTCTTGTGAGTCGTCTGGAAGACCTGACTCCATTGTATTACCAATAGTGCCGTCTTCTGGAACTGGACTAATTCCTGTTAGTTGTCCAGTACCAATTACTTTTAATTCGTGATTAACTGACTGAGTTCCAGAAATAGATCCTCCTACTCCACCTATTTCATTTAAAGGATCTTGATACCGATGCCCAGGACGAAACTCTACTTCAATTCCTGATATTTTGCTAGGACTGCTAGAGGATTGACTGCCCGACTGAAGTGGAGGTATTTCAAAAAAATAAGTGCCTGCTTCAGGAGCAGAGTACGACTGCCCACTATATGTTGATTTCAACGTTATAGAAGTTGCGCTGTTTATAGTATCAATATAAAAACCATACGCAATGCTAATTTCATGAGTTTCAGATGTATCAAGTACGTCTGGTAACCCTTGGAACAGAAAAACTCCTGCAGTCGTACTAGAAATATTAAACTGTCCTTTTATTAAAACACCATCTCTTTTTAAATACGCAACTCTTGTGTATGCTATCGTGGAATCCCAAGAAGTATCTGAAAAAGGAGTTCCTGAGCTTGCATTACATTGTACACTTGTGTACGCTTGAGTCCCTCCTGTAACATTAGAGAGAGTTACTTGCGTAGTTCTATATCCTTTTAATACTAGCTGTCGGGGTATCCCCACAGGATTTACTAAATTTGTAGGAATTGATGCTCCTGTTACTGAAGTATTAGTGAAGCTTGTACCATCAAAAGTAATTTTTCCCGAAGCCGTACCTTCTACAGGGTTGTATCCTCTTACTTTTGCGTCGTCAGAAGCGACGTCATTGAAAAATACAGAGGAGGCACCATGCTTTAGACCCCGTACAGGGCCTTCTGACAGTATGTCTGTTCTTGAAATATTTTGTGAGCTTACACCCCTTCTAGTTGCCATCCTTAATTACCTCCTAAATTCTGTGTTTGTAGCTGGGCTATTAAGTCAAAATCAATAACCGCCGCCGCACCCATAGCAGCCCCCGCCGCTGAGCCCGCGCTACCTCCAGTAGCTGGAATAGTTTGTGCGTCATAAGAGTTTCCATTACTTTCAGCCGAAGTAGCTCTTTGCGTGTGGTTTGCAAATTGAGTGCTTTCGCCTCTTGTATGAAAACTTATTGTTCTCCCAGCTATGCGTAACTCTCCGTATAGTACTGGAACTGGGTCTCCTTCTGCTATATTTTGTTTAGATCCTTGAAAAATATAACTTTCATCTTGCTGATTGTCTGTAGAAGGGTCTGGAGCCATCATCTGTTGTATGCCTGCAATTGCAAGATTCATTCCTAGTCCTAAAGCCATTTGTCCTAATATAGTACCACTTGCTGAAACTATACCACCTGCTATACCTGTTCCAATAGATCCCATTGTTACAGTCCCTGCCGCAGTAGTAAAAGCTGCTGAGCCTGCTGCTGCAAAAGCTGCCATACCTCCAGTCATTACAGTGACTGCTACTGCCGCCAATATTTTTGCAGGACCGCTTTTAGAACCTGCAGGAACTGGAGTAATAATCATATCTCCTTCTTTATAAAGAAGTAAAGCTTCCGCTTCATTTTTAATTGGTTTTCCTTCTACTTCAAGTATAAATCCAATGTTTTTTTCATGGCACTCTTGAAGATATGGCATAAAAGTAGAAAAATTGCACTTTAAACATCTAAAAACTTCAGTAAAAGAGTCTGCCGCAATTTGAAATTCTTTTCCAAATCGAGCTCCCATTTCTCCTTCTAAGTAAACATTACGTTTCATATCTATAAATTCCTACAATGTGCCTTCTCCAGAAAGGAAAAAGAGATTCCCTACAAGAAAGCCTATTTACTGCATGATGAAAAAATACATCATTTCCTATGTATATTCCGCAGTGGTTAGGTACCTCTGCATCTATTTGAAAAATTAAAACATCATTTTTTTGAGGGCTGTCCACTTTAACTAACCCCCAATTTTTTATGTTTTCTTCTGTAAAATAATTTAAACCTTTAACCCACCAATCGTCTTCAAAGGGGTCTCTAGGAGGAATATGTATTCCTTCTGCTGCAAGCCAATCTCGAGAAGCTTCAAAACAATCTGCCACTGCAAACTTATACTCTCTACCTAATAAAGGATTTGCATTTATTTCCGGCTCTAGTATATTTAGATCCATGTTAGGATAACTAAAAATATAATAAGGTATACCTAATGCATTACAATTATCTATGTCGCCCTCGCTCGGTGTATTATCAGCGTCTGGATGATTATGAACAATTCCTATAATATCCATACTTCTTTTATGTTTCATGTAGTCTGTAGATGACATAATAAAATCATTATCATCTTCAGCCACATTTTCACAAGGAAAGTAACGTTTTTTGCCTTTTACAACTCCTATAACCCCACAAGCTTCTCTTGGATACTCTGCTTCAAAGTGCTCTTGTATGTGTTCTATCACTTAAATTTTCTCGATCCAGGGAATCCACCAAAAGGCAAAGTAATTGCAGTATTTAAAGTATCATTACTATTATTGCCTTGAAACCGTTTTTTACATCCGGTAAGAGTTTTTGAGCATACATCAAGTCTTTTCCAGTATGCTGGATGTTTAGTAGGGTCTTTATTGGCAGGAACTGAACGAACTGCTTCCCATATTTGAGTGTGCCCACCTCCTGTAGTTTTAACTTTAGCGTCTTTTGAATAAGGACCTGAGCTAGACCAAGTAGCAATACTAGTAATATTTCTAGTAATTAATTCATCTTTTTCGTTAAAAAATCTACCACTTCCGTTTAAAGCCCAGTTACATCCGCCTTCATTATTTAAAGTACCCCCTTGGTACCTCCAAACACAATATCTTCCAATTACAACTCTTCCCGGTACCTTTACGCCTTCTACGTCAATTGGACTAGCTAATTCAAATTCTACCATTATGCTATCTTCAGAAGCCACTTTATCTATAATGTAGGTTTGGCTTGGAAACTCCACAGGTGGCGCAGTTGGGTGCGAGTCTGTACTTTTAGAAGTATTTGAAAGTAAAGTTCTTCTATAGTCTATTCGAGTGTTAAGAAAGCTTTCATTTTTATAGAGCCCTTCGTCGACTAAAATAGAGTAAAGAGTCTCTTCGTCTCCGGTACCGTTTTCGTCATTTGAAATAGATCGAGTAAGAGTAGGAATATTTGCAATACGTAAAGAGGGGCGAGGACTAACTCCTGCACCATTAATCTCTACTCCTTCAATTGACACAGGAATTGCAAAGTACTCTTTTAGAGGGTACTTATTGTACGTAGGAGATTCGTCGTCGGTATCTAATGTTTTACTGGGAAAATAAATATTAGCAGTTCCATCATCTAGTCCGTTAAATATGTATACTTTTGCTCCGCTCGGTAAAGTTACATCAAATAACTCTACATAAGCGTCATCAATTTCTTGAAGTTGTACTGTATCAATTAAATCTGTCATGATTAAGGCTCGTAAACTCTTCTCAATTCGCAACTTAAGCTGTGATTAGTTGCTTGTCCGTAACTAATATTGTAGTCATCACAAACTACTTTAATTGTGCTCGTAGTAAGATTGCCCTGGCTAAACTTATCTGTAATCACAAAATCAAAATTCTTACCGGCCCTGTCATCCAAAAATCCAGCAATAAGGTTTATGTCTGCGGCATCTCTATTCTTAAAAGATATGCTAAACTGGTCTTGCTTTGTATTAATCCCGTCAAGTACTCTTTGCTCGTATCCATCGCCAAACTTTGCAGTAAGAACATTATGCTTGGATTTTCTTGAAAGCCCTCGATCTGCTACTGCTTCAAAGGCGCCAGAATTTACTCCTTTTATTGAAGTTACGTCGCTTGCAGGTATTGTAAAACTAAAAGTTGCCATTATGCTGCTCCATGCTTATTAAGGATTCCGCCTGCTCGCTTCTGATTGTGAAGCTCTTTCTGTACTGCGGCGGCAATAACTTGTCCAAGATTTTCACCCATTGCTCCGTTTGAAGAAGATTGTACCTGACCGTCGGTAGAGACATTTACAGTAACATTATTGTTTTGCATTCCTCCGTTACCTTTCATTTGTACAGGAATTGAATTCCCGTTTGGAAGAGGTACTACAGCTTCTCTACCGTGAAGCATTGCAAGGTGTCCTGAATTTGGGCCGTCTGCAATACCTCCTGTAGCATATCCGGATACCTTAGAACCATTATTCATGATTCCTCCGTTTTTGAATCCGAATAGGCTCATGGCTCCGCCAAGTATAGGACCAATTCCGGGTATCATGGAAGCAAGGCCACTAAGTAGGCCCCCTCCTCCAGCGCCGCCTCCAAAGAGATTTCCTATACTTCCGAACAAGTCTCCAAACATATTACCAAAGCTTCCGAGTAGATTATCAAAAATACCACTAAAACCTCCTTTAAAAGAATTAAATAGTTTACCTAAACTACCTCCTTCGCCAAAAAGATTTCCAAACATTTTTCCAAGGCTTCCGTCTTTTCCGAAAAGTTTCGAGAAGAATCCTTTTGTAGGCTCTGGTAAAGTTAATTTAGGTCCTGCTCCGTCCATTCCCATACCTGCAACATTACCTGGATCTGCAATACCATTTTCAATTGCTACTGCTCTACTAGTTTCAGGAATCGCTGCACGAACTTCTTCTAGTTCGGTTTCTTTCATTGCAGCATTAATTCCTTTCATAGTTTTACTGGCAAGAGTTTCTTCGGGCGACCCCGCGTCAGGTACTCCCGGCGTTGGGGGCGCAGGCGTAGGTTTTTGCTCACAGCACTCTAACTTTACTCGTGTGCTACTTAAAGCATTTTTTATTTCTTGTTTAAGTACCGCTGCTCCTGCAGTAATACCTGTTTTTGCTTGATTTTGAACGCCTGAGTTTGGATCATTTATAGCTGTTGTTATAGCATTTGCCATTTTTTGAGCATTAGTTTGCTTTCCAAAAGCTTTTGCTAAGGCATCCATTATAGGATCAACAATTAAAAACTGAGTAACTGCTTTTTGAACGGCCGTAAGAAGATCTCTACCAATTTGTCGCAACTGCTCTCCAAGACTTTCGCTCTTATCATAAAGGCTTGTAAACATTGCATTAATTGCATCGCCTAAACTCTTCTCAAAACTATCTACAGCACTTGCAAAGAGCTTATTAAAAGGCTGTTCTTGCTCTAGTTTTGCAGCAGCAAGTCGTACAGCACGCTCTAGCCCTTCTTGGGAAGCTTGAGCTTGAACATTTGCATTTTCTATCATTGCAGCTTTTTGCCCAGTTAGATCCATATTTGTCAAGCCAGAAATTGCATCATCTATTGCTGCAATATCTTGAGGGCTGAATAAACTAGGCTTCTCTCTCATTCTTGCTTTTAGCAGTTTTGCTTCTATCACGGACTGCTTATTTTTAGCTTCGAGAAGTTTAAACTCCATATCTATTTGATTAAGTTTATTTGCTAGTTCTATCTCTATGAACTCGCTTTCTATCGCTACTCTTTTTACTGCTTGGTCGTACTCAAACTGAGCTGCTGCTCTGCTTTCTCGTATAAAAGGGTTAGCTCCTGTTGTAGTATCAAAGACTTCTTTATCTTTGTCTCGGTCTAGTTGTGCTCTTGTTCTTGCGGTATCAAGCAAAGTTTTAGACGTCTTAATTGCAAAGTCTGCTGCTTGTTTTTCAAAGTTCATTATTTTGATAATGTTTTGAAGGCGCTCTTGCCCCTCAAATAAATCTTTATTTGTTTCTAAAAAGTTAAGCTCTTGCTGAATAAGTTTAAATTTAGCATCCTCTAAATCAATTCTAGCTTGCAAAAGTCCAAGCTGTCTTTGGACTTCTTCAGTTTCTAAAATTCCTTCGTTTTTCGCAAAAGAGAGCAGCCTTCCTTTTTCTCTAATTAAAAAGTTAGACTCGCTTTCTGCTTTCGCAAGCTTATCTTCCGATTTAAGTATATTTCCTTGAGCTTTAGAAATTTTAGCATAATTTCTAACACTTTCTGTCTGGAGTCTGAGACCCTCTCTCTTTTTAAGATTTTCATGGTTCGCAATTGCTAGCCCTAACTGTTGTTGATAAACTAGTCTTGCTTTTTCTTTTGCCTCTTCCTCTGTTAGATCTCTACTTCCCTGTATTGCTTTTAAAGTATCTAACTGAGCAGTAGCGGCTAGTCGTAGTTGATCTCCTTCTATTCTAGGGGCTAATTTATTTTGCATACTCGCAAAAGCCTGAGAAGTTGCGGTTGCTTGCTGCTGTAAAGTTGCTAAATTTCCTCCAAGATCTCGTGCGGCTTTTTCTCCATCAATAAGTCTTTGTGCCAAAGCTGCAAACTCTTCGTCTGTGAGTTTAATATTTCCAGCCCCGTAGTCTCTAAGAGTTGCTAAATCTTTTTCAAAATTCTGGAAAACTTCATAGTTTGCTATTCCTAGCTTTTTCATTTGGTTTGCAAAAAGATCTAACCCATCTACATTTTCTAACAATAACCTTTTGCTTGCCTCTAGCTCTTCTGATAATTTGAAGTTTGTTACTTCATTTCCTGTAAATCTTTCAATCATATTTGTGCCGTCCATTGTTAGTTTATTAAGGACTCTGGACACATTTCCCTTTACTACATCTTCACCAAAAATCATACTAGCAAAATCTAGGGCTTCTCCGGCAAAGCCTCCAAGATCATTCAAGTATTCTTTCGTTCCTTTATCTACGTCTGCAACATTCTTTTCAACTTCAGCAATTGCAGTAGGAAGTTGTTTTATATTGTTTAAAAAAGTTTCCGCAGTGCCGGGAGCAAATGTAGTAGATATTACATTTGCAAGAGCCTGTGCGCCTGTTCGAGTAGTTTCAAATTCATGTTTTGCAAAATCAAAAGAAACTTTCTGAATAGCAGTAAAATTTTCGTACTCAGCTGCTAAGCCAATAATTTTCTTTTGAGCTAAGTCGGCAGCTCTCGCAGCAACTTGAGCACGCCTTTCTTCGTCTGAAAGCTTTATATCTTCTTTAAAATACTCTGCAATAGATTTGTAGGCAACTGCTGCTATTCCTATAATTCCTACTAAACGAAACAACCCTGAGATTGCTCTTGTTACTTTAGCAAAACCAGCTTGAATACTAGACATAGTAGAAGCCCAAGTAGCTCTCATTCTAAGATTCATTCTTTCCCAGCGACTAGACTGCTGGTCCATTGCATTGTCCATTTCGTCTAAGGTTTTTTTGAAATTATTTAAAACTTCTTTATCTCTACCTGCAAATATGCCTTTTGTTATTTTTCCGCTTTTTGAATATTCTCGCTCAGCAGCCTTTAACGCTTTTCGTAGGTTAGCTTTATCTACTCCTATTAATTTTTCGCCTTTAGCTAAACGTTGTAGAATTTTACTCTTATTTTGACCTTCTGCTACCTCTTTCTTAGCTAAATCACTTAAACGACTGGCCTTAGCTTCTTTAGTATTAAGAAGTTGTTTTTCTTTCTTTTCTAAGTCTTCTAAAGAGGCGAGCTGTCTGTTTGCAGAATCTTCAGCGCTTTCAGCAATACTACCAAAACTAAGGCCCATTGCGCTCATAGGACCTGTTAGTAATAATCCGAAAGCTGCACCAGCTAGTAAAGGAGTATCTTTTAGTACTGTTGCCAAGGGCCCTGCTAAAGCAGATACTATTTCTTTTATATCATTTTGTATTTCATCAAAGGCCACTCCTAGCTGTGCAAACTCATTGGGGCTATTACCTACGACTTCTAAAATACGAGCATATTTTGACTCGGCCTGCCCTAGAACATCATTAGCAACTGCTTGGCTTTTTTGAAATTGTGTTAGAGAATTAACATCTAAATTAAGGGAACGGGCATATGCTTCTGTAGCGTCTTTTAATCTTAGAATAATGCCTAATTCGTCAAGCAATTCTGGTTCAGCTTTTGTAACGCCTCTTACTAAACGATTAAAAGAGTCTGTAACATCCCGCCCTAATATTTGAGAAGCATCTGCTGCTGCTGCGCCTAACCGCTTTAATTGATCTGCTGACAGGCCTGCGGCTGCACCGATTGCACCAGCTTGAGCAGCATCTTGAAAGGTAACTTGACTTCTAGTAGCTTCTTGAATATCCTTAGCGAGACTTCTCATTGCTATACCAGTAGAAGATGCGTAAGCCATTTGTCCTGCTTTAAGAGCTTCTAAATCCCCTGCTCTTTTTAGAAAGTTGAAAGCGGCGCTGATTGCAAATAGTTGTGCGGCTAAAGCAGCATAAACACCGACAAACCCGCCCATTCCCGCAGAAAATTTAGAAAAGTTTTTAGAGGCATTTGCAGATTGCTCGCCTACACCTTTTAGTCCTTTCTGAAATTTATCTCCAGACTTGGTAGTTTTCTTTTGAGCATCGTCAAGACCGTCTAGCTGTCCGCGCAATGCTTTAGCGTCGACAGTTGCTTTTGTCATCTTGCCGTTGACTTCAATATCTATTTGAATTTTCTTTGACATCAGCCTTGAATATTATGGGCGAGATTTTTTCCGCCGCTTTTAGCTCTACGCTCATCTGCTTTACGCTTCTCTTCTGCTTTCTTAGCACGAAAAGAAACTACTTCACCTTCATATATTTTCATTAAATATACTATTTCTTTTGGATTATCTATCTGGTATAAATTAAAAAAGTACTCTAATCCATGCCAGTGTTTTCCCATATATGTTCCGCTCATTCCCTCCCAGTAGTCTGGTAGTAAGCTGAACATAAAAAATGCCACTTGAACCTCCTCTGGAAAATCAGACGGCTCGAGCGGCATTTTGGCAGGGTCTGGCTCTTGACCTAATTGTTCACACAGAAGCAGATACTTATCTACATCTACGTTAGACTCTGACTCTTTTATGTAACGGGCTAGAAGAGTGCGTATTTCTTCTAGCTGGTCACTGTAAAATTTTCTAAGTCACCCACTGTATCGGTAACCCAAGAGTCAAATGTTGCAGAGTTTTTCATAAGAAGCTCTGCGTTTTCCTGAGTATAAGGAAGCTCATCTTCAGGGTCATAGGCCGAGACATCTACCAAAAGAAGCTCTTCTAGGTATGAAAACTTCAAGCCAGACCATGTTTTAATTACACCTTTACAGTATTCTACAAGAAATTTTTCTTCGTCTAATACCTCTTCGGGTTGTCGAGTTCGCTTATCGAATTTAGTTGTTACACATTTTTTACGTAACTTTAATAGTTCTTCTCGACCTAAGTAGCATAAGCTAACTTTCATGCCTGAGTATCCAGGAAAGTCGATAGAAACTGTTTTGCTAGGAGTCATAAGACTCGATAAAGAAATAGGT